GGGACTAATCCGGTAAATATCCTAGGGTTCACTAGCTGCGGCCCAAAAACATCTAAGGAAGTGTCATTCGAGCCAGGTCTAATGGCCACTCAAGGGAACGATGTTTGCGTTAAGCTCGATCAGTCGATATCCCCTGGACACATGTACATAACAGCACAAGGGTTCATGCTGGGACAAGTGTCTGCAATAATAGAGGTCTCTGGTGCCTGATTGGAGCGACCTAATCAATAAGCACGCCTCTCGGGCCGGGATAGACCCATCTTGGCTCCGTAAAATCATGCGGATTGAGTCAGGTGGCGATCCGAGGAACGTTACCGGCTCCTATAAGGGACTGTTCCAACTATCCGGCAGAGAATTCAAAGAGCATGGCGGATCGGGCGATATCTTAGACCCAGAACAGAACACTATGGCCGCAGCTAACAAGCTGGCTCGAGAAAAACTACAGTTCAAGGAAAAGTACGGGAAAGATCCGACCCTTACCGATCTATACATGATCCATCAACAAGGCCCAGGCGGCGCAGCAGCACATTTGGCCAATCCAGACCAAGCGGCCTGGAAATCTATGGCCTCTACCGCAGAAGGCAAGCAGAAAGGCGAGGCCTGGGCCAAAAAGGCGATCTGGGGCAATGTCCCCGACGATCTTAAGAAGAAGTTTGGTTCGGTAGAGAACATCTCTAGTAAAGACTTCTACGCTATGTGGGGATCTAAAGTCGAGGGTACTACCTACGAGGGATATGGCCCACTTCGTGTGGCTAAGAAGACTGAAGGCTCAGACGAGGGTTGGAAAGGTACTACCCGAGGCACTTTCCTTGGCGAAGCCCCTGACGACGAGGGTAAACCCTCCGCAGCTGCTCGAGCATTCGAGCCGTTAGAGCTAGATGTCGGAGAAGTGGTTCCTAGATTCAATCTAGGCCGAATGAGGGTTCCAAGCGGATGACGCCGCAGCTACTAGAGTGGTTAGCCAGAGTAGGGAAGGACCCATTAGCCTTCGTGATGGGTGCATTCCCTTGGGGCGACCAGGATACTCGATTAGAAGGTTATCCCAATGGACCAGAGCCATGGCAAAGGGAAATCCTTACCAACATTAAAGACGGTCTTATCGACATCAACAAGGCCATCCAACTTGCCGTTGCATCAGGCCACGGCGTCGGTAAGACTGCGCTTGTTAGTTGGATTATTCTCTGGGCTATCTCCACAAAGCCAGACACTCGTGGAGTCATCACAGCGAATACCGAAACGCAGTTAAAGACCAAGACCTGGGCCGAGCTAGGCAAATGGTTCCATATGTTCCTAGCTAAGGACTTTTTCCAGCTTACCGCCACCGCTATCTTTGCCAAGGATACTGCTCATGAACGTACATGGCGGATTGACATGGTCCCTTGGTCGGAACGCAATACAGAGGCGTTCGCAGGGTTACACAATAAGGGACGTAGAATTCTGGTCGTCTTCGATGAGGCATCGGCAATCCCAGATATTATCTGGGAGACTACCGAAGGCGCTCTTACCGACTCTGAGACTGAAATCGTATGGTGCGTATTCGGAAATCCTACTCGCAACACCGGAAGGTTCCGTGAGTGCTTTCCTGGTCAAAGGCACTCTAAGGAATGGCGGACCAAGCAGGTTGACAGCCGTGAAGTCTCGATCACCAATAAAGCCCAAATCAAGTCCTGGATCGAAGCGTACGGCGAGGATTCGGACTTCGTTAGAATTAGAGTCAGGGGCGTCTTCCCTCGAACGGGTGAAATGGAGTTTATCTCATCCGAAGATGTCGAAAAAGCCTCCCAAGAAGAAGCCTCGTCGAACCCGACGGACGCCTTAGTCATAGGAGTTGACGTTGCACGGTATGGAGCAAATGAGACTGTTATCTTCTTCCGAAAAGGAAGAGACGCTCGAACGATACCGCCAATCCGTCTTAGGGGAGCCTCTGTTGTACAGGTGGCTTCGAAAGTGGCGGAAACGGTCAATACGCATAGGATTGATGCCGTATTTATTGATGGCGGCGGCGTGGGTGGGGGCGTTGTGGATAATGTTCGAGCTTTGCACATACACTGTTTCGATATCCAATTTGGGAGCAAGCCTGAATCCTTAGGTTTCGCTTGGGGCACCGAGGGGGAGCGATATGCAAATAAACGTGCCGAAATGTGGGGTTCGATGCGCCAATGGCTCAAATCAGGAGCCATACCTTATGACGCTGACCTTAAAGCGCAACTCATCGGTCCAACGTATACTTACAATCTTAAGAATGAAATACTCCTCGAGAAAAAAGAGGAAATGATGAAACGGGGGCTTGATTCGCCCGACTTGGCGGATGCATTGGCTCTCACGTTCGCAATGCCTGTTCAGTCGCATGCCTGGGCCGGACAGACCGAGCGGCCGAACAAGCCCTTGGTTGAATCTGAGTACAACCCATTTACCACTCAGAGTATCTACAATGAGATGCCTGAAGAACGGAGGGTAGCATAATGGGCTTTGTCGAACGAGCTTTCACTCCTCCTGGAACTGGTGGACGGGAAGCGGCAGAGCAACAAGCGGCTGTGCAGGCCCAACAAGCTACTGCCGCAGCTGTGCCTCCACCGCCCGTGCCTCCAACTCTGCCAAAAGGTCCAGAGCCACCGCCTCAGTTTCAGCCTGGGCAAGCTCCGGGCCAAAAGCAGCGAGCACAGATAACTGCCTCTACCATGCTTGGGGCAGCAGCCGCCGGAGGCCAGACTGGCCGCAAAACCTTATTGGGTCAGTGATGCCGAAGAACGGACAGTTCGAATACCCTGAGAACGACTGGGCCGTCGGCAAGATGGCCAAGATTGGGCCCATGCGGGGCGGGGCTACAGGCTCAGAGTTCCGAGAACTCGAGGGCCAACGCAAGCGGAGGGAATCTAAAGTCTCTATGCTTCAATCTGGTGAGCAATACTCTGGTCCTACACCAAGGGATGACGTACACTATTCAGAACTTGAGCGACAGATTGGTGCAGATAACACAAAATATATTAGGGATATGGATGACTTTGTCCAGCAGATGCACGAGAGCGGTAGGGCTGAGGGCAAACATTGGCAGAATTGGGAAAAGCTTCGGCAGCAGTATATCGATATGTGGAATAGGCCCGATAGTGGAGTCGTGACTCATCCAGAGAAGGCTACTGTTCAAGGGCCTAACCAAACTAAGTGGGAAACAGGCTAATGCCGACAGTCCCAGGTGTTCGATCCCAGCTAGCTCAACAAGAGGCTCAGACCCATCCTACGCCTGAGCAGGTCCTGATAACAGCAGCCGATATGCACCAACGGGGCCAACTAACCGAAGGCCCTACAACTATCTCTGATCCAAGAGCACCGTTGAAACTTCCATTTGCAGGTGGTGGACGTGGCCAACGTGGTGGCGGAACGAAGAGTAAGCGACGTTGACTTAGAGTACTATCGACACGTCAACGAACGCTTACTGGGTCTACGAGTCAATCGGTACTCATGGTGGGTTCACGCTAGGGAGCTTGCTGATTTCCTCTTGCCTAGGAGGTATAAGTGGCTGATAACGCCTAACCAGATGACCAGAGGCTCCCCAATCAATCAGCACATTCTGGACTCAACTGGTACTCTTGCGGCACGAAACCTTGCATCGGGGATGATGAGCGGGATCTCCAGCCCAACCCGTCCTTGGTTCCGCTTAAAGGTTGGTCGGATTGACTCGACCATGACATCCCCGGTGTCTTTGTGGCTCGCAGAGTGCGAGCGGCTGATGATGCTGGTGTTTCAAGAGTCAAATTTCTATAACTCAGTGGCGGTTGTCTATTTCGACCTAGTGGTCTTCGGCACGGCTGTAATGCTGATCTATGAAGACTACGATAATGTTATCCATTGCTACAATCCTTGCTTTGGCGAATACTATGTCGATAACGACGGCAAGATGCAGCCAAGGGTCTTCTTCCGTGAGTTTACCCTCACCGTCAGTCAAGTGGTCGACCAATTTGGGTTCGACAACTGTAGCGATCAAGTTCGTCGACTATATGACGAACAGAAAGCAGCTCTAACTCGAGAAATCATCGTAGCGCATGCGATAGAGCCAAATGACAACCCAGAGAAGTTTGGAGTGCCTCCTCACTTCAAGTTCCGAGAAGCCTATTGGGAATGGGGAGGCTCAACTTCCCCACAAGGGGGTATTAACTACAATCCAGGGTTCCTGCGTAAGAAAGGGTTCAACGAAGCTCCTCATATTGCTGTACGTTGGGACCTTGTTTCAAATGACGCTTACGGTCGATCCCCTGGCATGGATGCCCTCCCCGATATCAAGCAGCTCCAACAGGAAGTGCGAAGGAAAGCACAAGCAATCGATAAAACAGTTAACCCTCCGATGGTTGCTGACATCCAACTTAAGAACCAACCCGCATCCTTGCTTCCAGGCGGTACAACCTATATCGCAGGAATGATGCAGACCGGTAACGCAGGATTTGCCCCAGCCTACGGCAACTGGAAACCAGGTATTGCCGAAATCTCTGAGGACCTTAACGAGATCCGTCAACGGATAAAGACCATCTTCTTCAACGATCTTTTCCAGGTCATTTCCCAGTTCCAGACACGCTCTAACGTCTCTGCGACAGAAATAGACGCCCGACGTTCCGAAGCAATGGTTATGCTTGGCCCAGTACTGGAG